TTATAAAACTCAACTAAAAAGTAATCATTGGGCTTCTTCTTCTTTTCAATATTTTATAGATTGGAAAATAATTGTTAAAGATTTAAATGGAAATTTAATTCATGAACATTTATATAATGCTGAAAATCAAAGGGTATTTATTAACTTTGAAAGTAAAGCAATTGGAGATACATTAGCATGGTTTCCATATGTTAAAGAATTCCAAGATAAACACAAATGTCAGGTAATAGTAAGTACATTTCATAATGATTTTTTTAAAGAAAAATACCCTGAATTAATATTTTCTGATAAAGGATCAGTAGTACATAATTTATATGCTCAATATAATATTGGATGGTTTTATGAAAAAAATGATAAAATAAATTATTTTAAAAATCCAACTAACTTTCGATTACAAACATTAGCAAAAACTTGTACTAGTATTTTAGGGTTAGAATATAAAGAAATTAAACCTTTATTATCATTTAAAAATACAGGATCTACCATAGAAGGAGATTATGTTGTTATAGCTCCTCATGGATCAGCTCATGCTAAATATTGGAATTACTCTGGGGGTTGGCAAACTATAATTGATTATTTAAATAGTAAAGGTTATAAAGTTGTAATAATTACTAAAGAACCTTTAGGTGATGAATGGCATGACTCTAAATTAGGGGGCACATTAATTAATTTATTAGATAAAACTGGAGATTATTCTCTAGCTAATAGAGCTAATGATATAATGAATTCTAAAGCTTTTATTGGTATAGGTAGTGGTTTAAGTTGGTTAAGTTGGGCATTAAATATTAAAACAATATTAATATCAGGATTTAGTGAAGATTATTCTGAAATGGAAAGTTGTGAAAGAATATCACCTACACTACCTAATGTTTGCAAAGGATGTTATAATTATCAAAGACTAGATGCTGGGGATTGGGAATGGTGTCCTGAACATAAAGACACATTTAGACAATTTGAGTGTACTAAATCTATACTACCTTCAACAGTAATTAATTCTATTAATCAACAGTTAGGAATTTTTTGATATTTATAACAAAATAAAATCAAAGAAATATGCCACAAAATCAATTTTCAGGAACAGGTATACTAGATGGTCAAATAGTAGAAGCAAATCAGGTAAGTCAATCTGTAGATGCTTTTACTGGTGCTAAGGATTATAGAATTACTTTAACAGGATCCATGGAATTATCTGGATCACTTTTAATGTCTGGTTCATTTATCAATGAATATACAGGTCAATTTTCTACATTAGGATTAGGAGTAGCTGCCCCAACAGCACCAACGATGTTATATATTAAAGACACATCAGCAGGTGGAGATCCAGCAATTATAATGGAAGCTACTACAGGTAATGACTCAGCTAGAATAAGATTAAAAAACCCAGATGTAGAATATGATTTAGGTGCTTTTGGATCAAAAGGAGATGATTTTATGGTTATACAGGATTCAACTTCATCTCCAGGATTTCCATTTATTGTAGGAAAAGACACAGTTAGTTATACTTTATATGCTGTTGATGACAGTGTAGGTGTAGGTTTAGGAGCAAATACAAAAGTTATATTAAATCCCTTAGATGCAGGTTCATTACAAGCAGCAGGGAGGGTAAGTGGTAGTTCAATGAGAGCAGGTACTATATCAGCTAGTGCAGCTGGAGAAAATATACACGGAACAGCATCATATGCTACTTATATAGAAACAGCTCAAACAGCATCATATGTTAAAGCTAATAATATTGATTTTTTCTATTCAATATCACAACAAATAAATACAGCAGGAAAAATAGCAGGAGAAAGTGGATCTTTTGATTATTGCCAAGTAAATGCTAACTCAGGACTTTCAATAGGAGGAGGTGCTGATGGTTATACAAAAATTATTAGTGGATCTGGTGGTGCTGATTTATATTTAGGATCAGTAGAAGATGATAATTTTATAAAGATGGGGGGAAATGCAAACATAATTGAGTTAGATTCTGGTGGAGAAGTTTATTTAAAGAATGATGTTATTACACCTGGTAAAATTACAATATCTGGCTCTTTAGCAGGTAATAGGGAATTAGTCGTAGGACCTGATGCAGCTTCAGGTACAATAAATTCACCCTCTGCATCCTTATTACCTAATGATTTACAGTTTAATAGAAATCAAACGGCCTATATTAGTAATATGAATACAGATGGTACGTCTAAATTAGCATTAAGTGCTGGTGGAGGAAGTTCAAATTATGCTTTAACTATATCATCCTCACGTCAAACTGAAGCTTATGGAATGATAGCAGCTACAGGCCAAGCAGGTTATTTATCAAATCTTGGTAATATTACTCCTATGTTTAAAAGAGGAGAAATAAATGCTTATAGTGGTGGAAAATTAGATAATGTAGAATATAGAGGAGGTTCATTTACATCCTTTAATTCATTTAGTACTTATACACTATTTACTATTACCCCAGCCAATAGTGGTGCCTTAGGTTTAGGTCTCCCTAATGCTGCAGCTATTAGAATAGAAGTAACGTTATTAGGTTTAAGAACAAGCTCAACACAAGGAAGATCAACATCTGCTTTTATTACAAGAAATTTTTCTTATGTAAGGTTTGAAAGTGATGGTTCAACACCAACTGATCCTCCTTTTGCTCAATCTTCAGGAACATCAGATATTGTTTCAAAATCCTATAATGGCTCAGCCAACATAACTAGCATACTATTAGAAACAGATGATCTTGGGGCAGATGATAATATAATTACATGCAAATTACGACCAGCAACTGCTAATGATATGGATTGGAAATGGAGTGCTAAAATTATTAGATTAGGCCCGTCAGCAGCTTAAATCTAATTCATTTTTAGAAAAATATTTAATATGTATAACCGTAAAAAAATTAAAAAATGAGTGAAAAAAAAGTTTTAACTAAAGAAGAAATTTCAAAACTAAAAGAATTAAAAGAAACATTTAATAATTTAACAGAAGTTTCAGGAGTTGTCGAGATGCAACATTATAACATTCAAATTAAAAAAGAAAATTTAAAATTGAGTTTACAAACTTTACAACAAAAAGAAGCTGAATTTGCCCGAGAATTAGAAGAAAAATATGGGCAAGGACAAATTTCTTTAGAAACAGGTGAATTTTTACCAAGCAATTAAATTTTTGACAAAACTTAGTATATTTATCATAAAAATAACATAAAATGGCAGAAACATTAATTTCCCCAGGAGTATTAGCAAGAGAAAATGATCAATCTCAAATAACGTCGCAACCAATACAAGCAGGTGCGGCTGTTGTTGGTCCTACCGTATTAGGTAGAGTAGGAATTCCAAAATTAGTTACTAGTTATTCTGAATATCTAGCTAACTATGGTAGTACATTTACTAGTGGATCCGATACATACACTTTCTTTACTTCTATATCAGCATATAATTATTTTAATAATGGGGGTACATCATTATTAGTAACAAGAGTCGCTTCAGGATCTTGGGCACCAGCAACTACACCATTAATTCCAGCAATAGAGGATGAAAGTGGAGCTTTAACAGTAGGTGCAAGTATTTTAGGTAGCTTAACAAGTGGGGGATCAGGTGGTGCAGCATCAACTTACGCTGCTCCGTTTGTAACAACAACAGGAACAGGATCAGATTCTTCAGGTTCATTTGTAGTATCTACTGCTAATGGAAAATTATTAACAACTGCCGATGATTTATTATCAGAATTTGTAGCAGGTACTAATCCTACAAATGCAGGAACAGCTCAATACACAAACGTTACCTTAACACAAGGTTCTGTAAATAGTGCTATAGCAACTGTAGATGTAACAGGAACAACAGCCCCAACTATAACAGGTATCACAGTTACTACTCCAGGATCTGGATATGCAGCTGGAGTTATTGATATAGCAGCAGGTGCTTTAGGAACTGGACAATTAATAAATGCACAAGATGTACTTAGTATATCCAACGGTGCTGCATACGTCTTAGGAGCAGTAACAGGTCCTTTCACAGTAGCCCAAACTTCAACTACAGGTACAGGTACAGGAGCAACATTTGCAATTACAGGAGACGGTACAAACGTATCAGCACTAGCTGTCGCTTCAATAGGTACAGGTCATGCAGCTACAAATGTAATTACAATTTCAGCAGCAGATTTAGTTACAGCAGGGTTTACAGGAGCTACAGGAAACTTAGAAATAACATTAGCAGCCCCAAATGTACAAGATTCTAGTGCAGCACAAGCTACAATAACAGCAGCTAATTTACTAACAGAAATAACAGCAGCATCAGTAACACTAGCAGGAACAGGATATGCAATTGGTAACCAATTAACAATTCCAGCAGCTAGTTTAGGTGGAGCTGGAGCAACAGATGCAGTATTTACACTTTCAGCAGCTAATATTACAAATGCAAATGTATTTACTTTAGAAACAATATCACAAGGTGATATTATGAATAGTGATGGTCCTGAAAATTCAAATGGAGCACTAGCAAGTGGTTCAGCACAAAACGTAAGATGGGAAATTCAAGCACCAAATACAGGATCAGGTGTATTTAGTTTAATAATTAGACAAGGTAATGATAATTCAAAATCAAAATCAATATTAGAAGTATTCCCGAACGTATCATTAGATCCAAAACAATCTAACTACATATCTAGAATTGTAGGAGATATGACGGATACAATAAGAAATGCAACATCAACAGATGTTTATATTCAACCAACAGGATCATTTAGAAATGCTTCAAGATATGTAAGAGTAAAATCAGTAGATTTAAAAACTCCAGATTATTTTGATAACAGTGGAATTGCAAAAGCTGAATTTACAGGATCTATTCCTGGAGCAGGTAGTGGTTCATTTTCTGGAGCAGTAGGAGATAATATAGGTGGTGTAGCTGGAATTGGATATTATGATAAAATTAGTGACTCAGATTCACAAGGTTTAGGTGCAGTTCAATCAGACACATCAGCAGTAGTATTAGGATCATATCCACAAGTATTTAATCTATTAGGAAATAAAGATGATTATAGATATAACATCTTAACAGCCCCAGGATTATATAAAGCTAGTAGTAATTGGTCATCAGCATTAACATTAGCATTAAGTACTGTGTCAAGCAGAGGAGATGCAATTTTAATAATGGATTTAGTTGATTATGATTCAACAATAACACAAGTTACTACTCAAGCAGCTAGTGTTGATAATTCATATGCAGCTAGTTACTGGCCTTGGGTTCAAATTAATGACCCAGATTCAGCACAATTAGTATGGTGTCCAGCATCCGCGTTATTACCAGGAGTATATGCGTATAACGATAAGGCAGCTGAAGCATGGTTCGCTCCGGCGGGAATTAATAGAGGTGGTTTAAGTACAGTAGTACAAGCAGAAAGAAAATTAACTCAAACAAACAGAGATGATTTATACACTGGAAAAGTAAACCCAATAGCAACATTCCCAGGAAGAGGAGTAGTAGTATTCGGTCAGAAAACATTACAATCTCAAGCATCAGCTTTAGATAGAGTAAATGTTAGAAGATTATTAATTGAACTTAAGTCTTATATTTCACAAATTGCTGATAATTTAGTATTTGAACAAAATACAGCAGCTACAAGAAATAACTTCTTAGCTCAAGTAAATCCATATTTAGAGTCAGTACAACAAAGACAAGGTTTATACGCGTTTAAAGTTGTAATGGATGCTTCAAATAATGGTCCCGATGTAGTGGATAGAAACCAAATGGTAGGTGCGATATATTTACAGCCAACTAAAACAGCTGAATTTATTTACTTAGATTTCAACATTTTACCAACAGGAGCTCAATTCCCGTCATAAAAACTAAAAATTTAGATATTTATAATAAAATAAAAACGAAATAAAATGGCAGTATTAAACCCGAACGAAATATTTTTCACAGCTTTTGAACCAAAAGTAGCTAATAGATTTATAATGTATGTAGACGGAATCCCAGCTTATATCATTAAAGGTGTTAGTGGAATGGGTTTCGCACAAGATGAAATTGTACTTAATCATATCAACACTTACAGAAAAGTGAAAGGTAAATTAAGATGGAATGATATTACAATGCAATTATTTGATCCAATCACACCATCAGGAGCGCAAGCTGTAATGGAGTGGACAAGATTACACCATGAATCAGTTACTGGTAGAGATGGTTATTCTGATTTCTACAAGAAAGATTTAACAATTGATGTTTTAGGTCCTGTAGGAGACGTAGTTTCTGAATGGATTATTAAAGGAGCATTTATTAAAGATGCATCATTTGGAGATTTCAATTGGGATACAGATGGTGAAGCAATGAATATTGATTTAACAATAGGAATGGATTACTGCGTCTTGAATTTCTAAAAAAAATCAAAATATTTTAAAGAATAGCTTGGCTTCGGTCAAGCTTTTTTTTATATTATATATGTATAATAAGAAATTAAGTTATAACAAATAAAATTTATATGGAATCCAATAAACAAATCCAAACTCCTAAACAAACGGCTCCAAGTAAGCCTAAGTTTAAATTCCCAACTGAAATGGTAGATTTACCTTCTAAGGGAATAGTATATCCTAAAGACAACCCACTATCATCTGGAACAGTAGAAATGAAATACATGACTGCTAAAGAAGAAGATATTATTACTAATCAAGCTTACATTCAGAAAGGAATAATTGTAGATAAGTTATTAGAGGCATTAGTAGTAAGTGAAGGCGTAGATTTAGGGGATATGATTGTTGGTGATAAAAATGCATTATTAATAGCATCACGTGTATTAGGATATGGGGCTAATTATAAATTTGAATATGCTGGTGAATCATATGAAGTAGATTTATCTGCATTAGAAAATAAAAAATTCGATAAGTCTTTATATACTAAAGGAGAAAATAAATTTACATTCCAAACACCTCACTCAGAAAACTTAATTGAATTTCAATTAATGACTGATAAAGTAGAAAAAAAAGTAGATGCTGAGTTACGAGGTTATAAAAAATTAAATAAATCGGTACAACCAGAAATGTCTACAAGATTAAAACATATGATTTTATCAGTAGATGGTAATACAGATAAAAAAGATATTAGAGAATTTGTTGATAATTATTTTCTAGCAAGAGATGCAAAAGCATTTCGAGACTTCATTGTTGAAATTCAACCCGATGTAGATTTTGGGTTTGAACGAGAAAAACCAAATGGTGAAATAGAAGAGATTGTAATTCCAATAGGTGCAAATTTTTTTTTCCCTGACGCATAATCAAGCCGTAGAATATAGAAGTAATTTATTTACCCAAATTCATGAAATAGTATTTCATGGTGGGGGTGGTTATGATTGGCATACTGTATATGAAATGCCTATATGGTTAAGAAATTTCACTTTTAAGAAAATGCAAGAACATTTTAAAGAAAAAAATGAGCAAAATAGTACTTCTGCAAATGATTTAGAAAGAGGAAGAGATATACTTAAACAAGCTCAACAATCAGATCCAGCTAATGCTCAAAAGCATAAATATATGGATAAATTTCCTAAAACATCCACTAAACCTACAATAAAATCAAACGTTCCTGATTTTGTTACTACAAAAGCTAAAAAAGCATAAACTTTCAATATTTATAACAAAATAACACTTGTTTAAATGGCAAAGAAAGTAAAATCCGCAAAGGAAATAAGAGAAGAAGCAATAGAAACAGCAAGAATTGTTGATGATGCTATGAGATCTATTGCTTCCTCCTTACAGGAAGCATTTGGGGAAGCAGGAAAAGAAGTAGAAGATTTAGGTAAAGAATTTGTAAAAGAAGCAAATAGAGGATTAAAAGGGTTAAAAGATAATGCTGAGGCACTATATACTGCTCAAGAAAAATCAAGAAAAGGTCTATATTCATCTCGAGATATCCAAAAAGAGATTGAGAAAAAAGGTAAAGCAATATTTTTAATTGAAACCAAAATTGCAGATGCAATTGCTAATGGAGCTACAAATGGTGCAGAATTAAATAAGGAACTTGCAAAAGCAAAAGGCGAATCAGCTAAATTTTTAGCTTCACTTGAAGAATCTGCAAATAAATCAAAGGAAATCAATAAGGCTATGGGTCTTACGGGTGTTGGGATAAGGGGGATGGAAAAGATAGCCGGAAAGTTAGGCTTAAGTGGGTTAGAAACTGTTTTTGAAGATGCATCAAATGCCTCAGCTAAAATGGCTGAGGGTTTAGTTGATGCTGCAAAAGCATCAGGTACAACAGTAGGTTTAGGTGGCAAAATGCAAACAGCATTTGAAGGGGTTAAAGTAGCAGCTCAAGGAATTGGAGCAGCACTTATGGATCCTTTATTTCTTATAGGATTAATTGTAAAGTCTGTTAAATTTCTAGTTGGTATATTTGATCATGTTAATAAAGTTACAAATAAAATAGGTCAAGCTGTAGGTATAGCTGGAGCTGAAGCTAAAAATTTAAAAAACCAAATT